GCCGGGTTGGTGACGCTCTTGCGGCCAGCCGGCTCGTTGCGCAGCGCGTCGAAGTCGGCGAGCAGCGTGGTGATGGTTTCGCCCTGCGACTTGACCAGGGCGCTCGACTCGCCCAGCGCCTTGGTGAGGTCAGCGATCTGGCCGCTTTGCGTGCTGATCAGCATGATGGTCTGACCCAGCAGCTGCTTGACGGCCGTGTCGGACGCATCCATGCGATCGCCCAGCGCCTTGAGCATTTCGCCGCCGTCGAAGGCCTCCACTTTGGTGCCGTCTTCGAGGGTCAGCTCCAGCGACTTGGCCAGCGTGGTGCCAGTGCCGGCTGCTGCTGCCGCCGCCGCTGCTGCGGCCTCCTCGGCCTCCAGCTGCTCCGGGGTCTTGGTGGCGGCGCCATCGGCGGGCGGATTGACGGCAGCGCCGGTTGCTGCTGCCGAGGAAGCCAGGCCGGCCGCCTGCATCAGCGTGGCCAGCGACTTGGTCAGATTTTCAAAGCTCATCGCTTATCCTTTTGAAAGTGCAAGTTGTAGATCGTTGAGGAATCGCTGGACGTACCGGGCCGCTGCTGCGGCCGGAATGCTGAACAGCTGTTGCGCCGCCGCTACCAGTTCGGATTGCGACGAGACGCCAACGCTTCCGGACTGGATGGCGTTGGAGAATTGGTCACGGAAATCCCAGTAGCTCATCAGCTGCTTGTCGAGCGACTGGACGCGCAGGGCCGCGCCGCCGGTGAGGGTGGCCGAATCGGTGCCGTAGCCGGCCTCCAGGCCCTTGAGCATCGCGCCCCAGGACTTGGCCAGCGGGCCGAATGCCGTGGTGCTCACCGTTTGCAGGTGATCGTTCACCGGGGTCTTGGAGAATCCGATGTTGGTCCAGCGCACGGCAGTGACCACGCCGACCTTGTTGCCATCAGAATCGAGCTCGACGCTCTTGCCGGTGACGGCGCCACCCACGGACGGATACCAGCGCTCGGGCGGGTTCACGTCGGTGAGCGAGGACCAGAACAGATTCGCCTTGAGTGCCGCCGGGCCTTCGCCGGCCTTGATGCGCCCCTTGACGAACGTGGTGCCCTTCTCGATGCGCACCGACACCGGCATGCCTATCTCGTAGGCCATGTAATCGGGAATACCCCGCTTGGCACCGATCTGCGTGTAGTGATCGATGTCCAGGTTCCCGAACTTGAGGTAATAGTCGGCCGAATTGCCCAGCGCCTTGGCCAGCACCTTCTCGCCCTGCTGGTCTTTCACCTCGTTGCTGGCCTCGATGTAAACGAAGCGCTCGGCCCCTTCCGTGGCCGGCGTCGCCTTGAGCAGCATCCCACCCACGGCGAGGTGGGTAGGAAGCGCGGCAAGCAGTTGAGAATCGTCGTGGCTGATGTCCATGACGCAATCGTGCTGTCACGACTTTTTGCGCGGGGAAATTGCAAACAAATTCGTGTGATATTGTTTTCCGTCACGCAATATCAAAGGGAGAACGAGTTGAACTTGAAGTTGATGGCCGCGCTAACGCTGGCAGCGGCGGCGACGGCGCACGCGCCGGCGGCGGATCTGCAAAACGAATATTTCGCGTATTCGCACATACAGGCCGGACAGGTCAGCCAGTACACGCTGCTTTCACATCAGCCTTGCGTCGATCCGCGCGGGTCTAAGCTCGGGTGGTATCGAGCGGCTTTTACCAATCTTGGGCGGGAGGAGATACGGGCCTGCTGGCAAGATGTCAGCTCGGCCAAGCTGGGCGAGGCGGTGCGTGTGTGCATGGTGAGCAGCGCCGGGAAAGTTGGAACCGCCTGCCGCTATATCAGCAAGGCATACTTTTCCGACACTGCCGCCCTGCCACGCCGCGCGAAGTTTTAAACCTTTGAATAACCTTCTTGTATCTAGATGCGATACACGATACAATCGATCCCATGATAAAAGACTTCGCTCACAAAGGGCTGCAAAAGTTCTTCGAGACTGGCAGCAAGGCAGGCATCCAAGCCGCTCATGCCGATAAGTTAGATTTGCAATTGGCCGCTCTCAACGCTGCTACCCAGCCCGAGGATATGAATGCACCAGGATGGAGACTGCATCCCTTGCAGGGAAAGTTAAAGGGCCACTGGGCAATCACCGTGAACGGAAACTGGCGAGTCACGTTCAAATTTGATGGCGTAGACGCGGTAGTTGTTGATTATCAAGATTATCATTGAAGGAGTTGAAAATGCGTATGCACAATCCCCCCCACCCCGGCCGCCTGATCAAGGAGTACTTGGACGGCAACACTGTGCAGAATGCCGCCGAGCGCATGGGCGTCAGCCGCGTCACGCTCCAGCGCGTCATCAACGGCAAGGCGGGCGTCTCGCCGGCTATGGCTTATCGTTTGGGCGACCTGTTCAGCACGAGTCCGGATCTGTGGATCAACTTGCAGAAAAACTACGAGATGCATATCGCCGGCAAGGAAAAGCGGCCCCACATCGAGCCGATCACCAGGAAAACGGCCGAGCACATGGCGTCGGCCTGACCAGAATCTACTTCACTCGCCACAGCAGCGTGATCGACTTGATCATGCCGGGCCGGTCCCTGCTGGCCCTCACCTTGCGCACGAACTCGTCCACCGGCATGGCTACGATCCCGCCAAAGAAGCGCGGGTCGTCGTAGTGCCCCAGGTAGGCCTCGCGCGCGGCCTCGATCGACGGAAAATCGATCATCACCTTGTCCTCGTCGTACGTGTCCCAGTCCTTGCGGCGCATCTGGCGCACGATGTAGACCTCGCGCGCATCCGCGTATGGCCCGATGAACACGTCGACGGGATCACCGTCGGCGCCTTCGGTACCGGCCACCTCGCCGTAGGCGTAGCGGAACACCGTGCGCCAGGGCGTGCCGCCCTCGTCGACGCCCTCGCGCACGGTGCCGGCCGGGTTCTCGATGTTCAGCTGCAGGCCGTGCCAGGACAGGCGCGGCTTGTAGTAGTTGCCGGCGGCCGCCTGCGCGGGGGTGGGCTGCGTCCAGGCCGGATCGGTGGTGGCGGCCAGTGCCTGCTGGGCGGCTGCGCGCGCCTCGTCTTTGGTGATGTAGCGGGCTGATTCGACGCGGCGCGCCAGCTGGGCATCCTCGGCGGCCATCGCGGCCGGATCGCCGCCGGTGCGACGGAACAGCAGGGCCGTGTAACGGCCGTCGATATCACTCATGCTTGTGCCTTGTTGCCCTGCGTGGGCGATGCTTTGGTCTTGTGGAAGTGCTGGTCGAGCCAGCTCTGGAAATCGGGGTCATCGTGCGGGCCGGCGTCGGGCATCGGGGTCCAGCCGCCACGGCAGTGCGGGTGCACGGTCCCGGCAGGAACCCACCACATCTCGGACGGCAAGCGCTCCACCAGCTCGTCGCCCACGCGCTTGCGCGGCGCGGCGCTGCGCCCGATGTTGGTCTTGCCCGGCCACACTTCCTTGTCGCCGTCCTTATCTGGCGCATCGGCCGGCACCACCTTCATCACCACGCCGTCGATGCGTTTGCAGAAGGGGCAGGCGCCCTTGTACTGCTCGATGCGGCGCACGCGCGCGCCAGGCGTGAGCGTGGCCAGAAAGCCCTGATTGGCGTTCTCGCCGGCCTCGGTGACGGCGATGCGGCGCCAGTCGCGGTTCAGGGTGGCGAACTCGTCGAACAGCTTCTGTTGCAGGTCCTGCCGCGTGGCCACCGGATCGCCGGTCATCTTCTGGAACGTGTGCGCCATGATGGTCTTCTTGAGGCGCTGGCGCGTGGACGCTGCCAGCGCCACCACCTGCTCGGCGCAGCGCGCGCTCCCGTATTCCATGATGGCGTCCAGGCGGCTGAACTTGAACGCCTTCTGCGCGGCTGCCACGGTGATCGGCATCGCGGCGATGACCGGGTCGAGCTCGGGCACCGTGGGCGCCTTGCCGGCCATGACGGCCTGCACGCGGCCCAGGATCGACGAGCGCACCGCGAACCACTCGGCCTCGGTGCGCAGCACGGCCTCGGGCATGTACGTGTGCAGCAGGTAGTCGACCACCAGGGACCAGTCGTCGAACGTGAATGCCGCCGGCGGCAGGCTGGTAAGGTACAGCCGCACCAGGGCGGATTCCTCGTCCGTCCAGTTCTGCACGAAGCCGGCCGGCTTCACCACCGGCACGGCGGCCGGGTCGTGCAGCTTGCCGTCGGCCCAGTCCATCAGGCCCTGCTTGACGTGCTCCAGCATGGTGAGCCCGCGCGCGGTGAACAGCTCGATGATGCGCTGGATGAACGGATTGTGGTGCGGCTCCCAAACGTCGTGCGGATCGCCGCCTTCGCCGGAAATGGCCTTGGCCAGCCCCTCCAGGGCGTGGTCGGTGCAGCAGGCCGACAGGCCGCCCAGGTCGACCAGCAGCGGCTTATTTCCCATCGCCCGCCTTCTTCTTGCCCGGCGTGTGCGCCGTGACCTCGTGCCAGTGCACGCGATGCTCGCGGCCGGTGTCATCCGCCACCGTGGCGCCGTGCTCGCCGGCGGCGGACACTTCGCCCGAGCCATTGAACGCGCCGGCCGTGAACGCGACGTTGTCGCCCTCGGACACGTTGTGCGGGCCGAACTCGCCGCCGGCGGCGCAGGTCTTGAGCAGCGCCAGCAGTCCCACGAAATTCGGGTGCGACAGATCGACCTGCGGCTGCTTCGCGGCAGGCTTGTCCTGCCCCAGCTGGGCTTTGAGGTTCTTGTGGAAGTCGTCGGCCGCCTTCTTCTTGGCGCTGGGCGTGGGCAGCGCCTTGAACATCAGCATCATGGCATCAGGTCCTTGGGTTGGTAGACCGGCAGGCCGAACGCCTTGCCGAAATCGAAGTCGGCGCCGACGCCGGTCGGCGGCTCGCTGGTGGCCGGCTCCTTGGCCTTGGCACTCGGCTTGGCGCCGGCGGCGCTCTTGCCGCCTTCCTCGTCGTCATCCTCGCCATCCTCGCCCGGCGCCTGCGCCTCGGGCGGCGTGATCAGGCCCTGTTGCTGCGCGCTGGCCATGTACACCGGCATGAGGGTAGCGTTCACCGGCGCCTTGCCGATCAGCGGGTCCTCGTGCTCGGGCTGTCCGTCGCGGGCGCGCATCTCGTTCACGGTCATGGTGAGCTTGCTGCGCTCGTGCCGCTTGTCCAGGTCCTCGGGGTCCAGGCCGGTGAAGCGGAACACCAGATCGGGCGAGAACTCCCCGACGACGTAGTCCGTGATCAGCTGCTGGAAGTACGACAGCAGAGGGCGCAGGCCGGAATCCTTCGAGGCGGTCAGTTTCTCCTCGGTGTCCGAGCCGGCCAGCGGGCTCGTGCTGCCGCCGCTGAACGAGTCGAAGTTGATTTCGGCCGGCGAGATCCCGTAAATCGCGCAGATCAGCGACGTGAGGAACGTCATCCACTTCGCGAAATACATCTCGTTGAACTCGACGTCGAATTTCTCGAACGAGGCCTTGCTTTTCTCGTCGGAGGAAACCATCACCGGCAGCGCCCAGGCGTTGTTCACGCCCTTGCACATGGCATTCCAGTAGCGCTTGAAGGCGATGATGTCCTTGTCGTCGTACTTGCCGATGAGGTGCATCATCCCCTTGGGGATCGCGTTCGAGTCGAAGCCCTTGATGTTGTACGTCATGGCGTTCAGGTAGCCGGTGACGGTCTTCACCAGCAGCTCGACCTCGGAATGGCCATAGCCGGCCACCAGCACGTTGCTGCGCGGGTTGCGCGGCTCGTAGATCAGGTCGTCATGGGTGTATGGCGTGCAGATGCGGCCCTGCACCACCTGCAGGGCGAAGATGTCCGGGTTGCCTTGGTAGCCCTTGTCCGTGCACAGGCGGATCGTGGAGCCGTCGACGGCATAGAAGCCGGACACGCCCAGCTTCTTGTCGCGCTTCCATTCCACCTCGATCGCGGCCGAATCCATCGACAGCGTGTCGCGCGTGAGCTTGCCCATGAACTGGGCGAACGAGTCGCGGCCGAGCGCCTTGCGCAGGCGCGGCTTGAACTCCCAGCCGCAGTTCGAGATGAAGCGGTTCAGCTGGCGCACCTGCTCCTGCTCGGACTTCGTGAGGTGGTGGTCCTTGTCCATGTGGCGGATCTCGTAGCCGGGCAGGTCGTTGCCGCACTCGGACACCGCGCAAAAACGCTGCACCTGCCGCATGCGGGTGAGCACGACGGCCGACAGCACCGGGGTCTGATCCACGACCGCGCGCATCGAGTCGAACGACATCAGGCTGGGACGCTCCCAGTATTCCCCCTGCATGTTCAGCATGAACTCGTCGACCTGCACCGACTGCATGCCCGGCTTGCGGTTGCGCAGGTTGTTCGACGGGTACGGCACGATGTTGGCGCTCATCGCCTTGTTCACCATCAGGTGCTCGTCGGCCATGGCGAGAAAGTCGCGCAGGTGGCCCATGGGCGCCAGGTCGTTGGCGGTGGGCATATAGGCCTTTTGGAGCTCGGCAAGCGCATCGTTGCGCTCGTCCTGCGGAGCGTTCTGATTGAATGCCACCACGTCGGCGCGATCGCGCGCGCGGCCCCGGCGGCGCTGATGTTGGTCGGTCATTGGAAATTTCCTCCTGATTCACTCACGCTACCGTCACGACCGGGCGGGGGATTGTTTCAATCAGGACAAAAAATCCTTGCGAAACTAACGCTTAGCGTTATATAGTCTCTCCATCGAATCACCTCATTGGAAGGCAGGACATGGACAAGAAACAGGCAATGGCGTTGGGCAAGGACATGGCGGCGGCGGTCAGCGAGGTACTGACCAAGCACGGGATCACGGGCGGCGTGGTGAGCGCCCTCGCGAGCCCGGCCGGCATCGGCATCACGGTAAAGCTGGCCGATGAGCAGCCGACCCCGAATGCCGTGTCGCGTTACAAAAAGTTCGGCGCCAAGCTGGGCCTGCCCTCGATCAACACCATCATGCTGGTGGCCGACAAAGAATACGTGCTGATGGGCCTGTCGAGCGACGGCGCCCGCGTCAAGGCGAAACTGGCACAGCCGGGCGCCTCCATCACCGACCTGCCGCTGGCGGCCGTACAGGCCGCGATCGCCGCCGCCGGCGCCAAACAGGTGGCCGAGCTGGATAAAGCCGAGCAGGCCCAGCCGGATGACGCGGTCGACCCGGACGTCGCCGCGTGGCTGCACGCGATCGGGAAGAAGGGCGCCGCCAATCCTGCGGAGGGCCAGCAGTGAGCGAGCGCAACACCGACCACGTGCGCCTGCTTGATGGGTGGTTCACCTGCCTGCACTGTGGCGCGCGCTACCAGATGAACCTGCCATGCCCTATCGACGTGTTCACCGCCGCCTGCAACGCCTATGTGGCTGTGCACGCGGGATGCACGCCCGGCCAGCAGGCGGCGCCAAGGATTCAATTCACCGCAAAAGGATAGGAAATTCAATGAAAAAAATGACCCATGCCGAATTCATGGACGAACTGCGTGCGCAGGGCGTCGAGCGCGATCACATGGCCGTGGTCTGCCCCATGTGCGGCACCGTGCAAAGCCCCACGTCGCTGATCCGCGCCGGCGCTGGCGCCGACTTCGAGGCGGTGGGCCGCTATGTCGGGTTCTCCTGCGTTGGGCGCTGGCGCGAGCCGCGCTTGAGCCCGGCCGAGGCCAAGGCGCTGGGCGAGCCCTGCAACTGGACCCTTGGCGGCCTGCTCCAGACCCACACCATGGAAGTCGTCACCGATGACGGCCGCTCGCACCCGCATTTCGAGCCAGCCACACCCGAGCAAGCCCAGGCGCTGCGCGCCAAGCACGCGGAGACGGTATGACCCAGTTTTACAACTACACGGCCCGGCTCAAGACCCGCAAGCAGATCGATGTCGAAATCCCGCGTCACCTGCAGGGCTGGTGGGCGGACGTCTGCCCCGGCAAGGTGCTGGAAAACCTGCGTGACGCGACGGCCGCCGATCTGGCGCGCTGCAACCTGAACGAGCTGGCGTCGCGCGACCCGGCCGATTACCTGTGCGAGGACATCGAGCGCGGGGCGCTGATCAGCCGCGAGGCGATCCTGTGGCTGCGCATCAAGGTGCCCACGGCGTTCACCGGCGCCCACAAGCTAGCGGAAATGCTTGCGTCTGACGCTTAGCGTTAGTATAGTCAAGCTAATTCATATTAAGTTCATATTTTAATCATGGGAAAAACGGATGATGCAGTATGCCCGCTTGAGGTGGTTGGGCACGTCGACGTGCCGGCCGCCGTGCTGGAGCATCGGTTTGTGCGCGAGGCGCTGGCGTGCGTGCGCGTGCTCAAGGAGCGTCGCGACGAGGAGGGCGCCCAGGGCAACGAGGTGGTGGGCACGGAAAACACCGGCGAGGTCGAGCTGTATGGCTGGGCCGACAACGTGCCGAACCACGTCGACAACAAGGGGTTCATCTACTTCGTGGCGCTGAACCCAGGCAAGACCATGGTCGAATGCATCCGAGGCGAGGAGACGCACGGCGTGATGCTCGCGCAGGGCGCCGTGGTGCGCCTGAACGATTACTGGGAGCACTGGACCATCGATACCGAGTCGCGCGTGTGCGCGTTCATCGGCAGCTTCGACGAGCCCTGTGAAGAATGGGCGATCAACAGGCTCACGGCCGCCATCGAGGCGCTGGACAATGGCGACTACTACGGCGCGCCGCGCGTGGGCAAAGGGTTCCGCGTGTATGGCGACGACGAGTGTCTGGTGCCGTCCGGGCCGGACATGGACGTGCGCCCGATGCTGCTGGCCGACGCGAAGGCGCAAGGCCTCGATTACGTGCAGTGCAGCCACTGCGACAAGCCGGCTGCAATCATGGATCATCACTGGCCGTACGATACGGATTGCAGGTGCTATGGCCACCGTTGATTTTATGCAATTCTTTGGTGCAACTAACGCAAAACGTAAGGTCCCCTGCTACAATGCCGCCATCGGATTACAAGGACAGGCCATGACGGCAGAAGAAACTCGCGAAAACGACAACGACGGCTTCCCCACGAAAGAGGAAGTGGCGGAAGCACGGCGTATCGCCGGCGTCAGCCAAGAGCGCGCGGCGCAGTTGGTGGGTCTGACGTCTCATACCCGTTGGAGCGAATACGAGCGCGGCGTCCGCCGCATGGACCCGATGCGGTTCGAGATGTTCAAGATCAAGACCGGCCAGCATCCCGACTACGTGCCCCGTGGTCAGGCCATCACCTCTTAGGCATCCAGAAAAAGCACGCCACGTCGCGAGCGCGCACCCTTAGCTCGCGCTCCAGGCAGTACTCCGCATCCGGGTCGAAGTTCTCGCACCCGCCGCAGGTCCCCATCTCCTCCACCATCTGCTGCTGTTCCGCGATCGCCTTGACCACCGGGCTGTTCGCCACCGCGCCGGCATTGGCCGTCGCCGTTGCCGGCTTGCTCTCCTCGGGGAACAGGAACATGGTCACGCCGTGCGCGCGCGCCCAGGCCACGTTCAGCAGCATGTAGGCGTACGAAAAGTGCGGGTCGATGCCGACCTTGACCACGCGCCGCGTGTATTTCTTTTCCTCGTCGTCCTTCTCGACCACCAGGGCGGTGCGCGTGAAGTGCATGAACACGCGGTCCTTGAGCAGTGCGATGCGCACGCGCTCGCCCTTCGTGCCCTTTTCCAGCACCTCCTGATGCAGGCCGTCCGGGTTCGGGAACACCGTCACCTTGTTCTGGATGCGCTTCATGGCGACCTGCATGCACTTGTACTGGTCGAGCATGACGCTGTAGCGGTCTCGATCCTCCTCGTCGGTTTTTCTTTCGGCGTTCGACAGCGCGGCATCACCCCACCGCATCATGTCGTCGTCAATTTTTTGATAGCCGGCCAGGAACACCTTGCCGGGGTGACGGTTGGCGAAGCGCTTGGCGTCGTTGTAGTTCGGCAGTGTCTCGACCACGCAAACAGAGATGCCGTACTGCTCCATGAGCTCGTCGCACCGATCGAACGGGCTGGCTTCCGGGTTTTCCGGCGTGGGCTGCGTCAGGATCTCCTCGACGTGCACGATGCCCAGGTGGCCCGTGGGCATGCGAATACCGATGATGGCGACGTTGTACCCGCCCATCTGGTCGATGCCCATGTAGGCGCCGCTCGCGCGCGCCATCCATTGCAGGCCCAGGCGCATGCCCTCGGCCGCGCAGGCGTTAAGCATTTCGAGGTTCACCGGCACCTGTGACGGGTCGGTGTACGGCTTGCCCAGCACGCGGTTCCAGAAGTTCTTGAGGTCGTCCGCGTTGTGGTACTTGGTGATGATGTTGCGCGCGCTGATCGTGGGCGACAGGAATTGCGGGAAGTGCAGCGACACCGGCAGGATCGTGCCGTCCGCATCGACCCAGCGCTGCACCTCGATGGTGTTCTTCTTGTCGGTCGCGATCGTGACCCACTGGAGCGTGCCACGATGCGCGCGCCATTCGCCAATTTGCGGATCGTCGATCCAGCCATCGCAGCTCTTGCACACGTAGCGGTATTCCCGCGTGTCGTCGTCGTACCGGATGCAGGCAGGGAAGTACGAGTCGAGCGCGTGGTGTTCGCCGCAGTTCGGGCACAGCGTCCAGAACTGGTGCATCGTGCCCTGCTTGTACAGCCAGTCGATATCCTCGTCCGGCCAGTTCGCGGTCGACCCAGCCAGGGTGAACTTGATGCGCGAGCCCGAGAGACGTTCTTTCGTCTTCTCGATCTGCTCCTTCGTCATCTCCTGCACCTCGTCCAGGGACAGGACGTCCAGCGGGATCGATTCGGTGGCGCCCTTGCCCGAGGTCCACATGAAGTGAAAGCGCGAGCGGCCCATGACGCGCACCAGCACATTGCCCTCGCCCTTGCTGGCGCCGGTGACAGCGTCGGTGGTGAGCAGCTGGTGGGCGGCCGGGATGGTGCGCAGGATCGGCATGAAGCGAATGGAGGACTTCACGCCGGCGAGGTTCATGTCCGGCAGGTACATGCCGATCTTGCACGGCATGAACTTGATGGCCATGTAGATCATGGCCAGCATCTCCATGACGGTGAACCCGACCTGCGTGCACTTCATCATCACCACGATGCGCTCGAACGCTTCCTCGATCGTTCCGGGGATCTGGTCGTACACGAACCACATGGCCGGCCGGTTATCGAGCTCGAACGGCATGTCGTCCACTTGCAGGCCGCTGGCGGCCAGGCGCAAGCACCAGTCGCGGAACGACTCGTCGGGCCCGATGATGGCCTGTTCGTCGGTGAGCTCGATGCCGTCGACGAAGGCGCCGCACCGTTCCTGCTGGAAGGCCTCGGGCTTCATCCGCGCGCGATCGCGCTCCAGGGCCTCCATGTCAGCGTGCGGGTTCTCCTCCGTGGCCATGTGGAACACGGCGCTGTCCCGATCATCGTCGGCCATCCGGGCCATGCGCGCGAAGTCGTTGAACATGCCGGCCGGCTTGCCGAAGAACCACGCGCGGCCACGGTATCGGGTCAGCAGCGGTTCGATCGCGTTGGCCCAGGCGTCGGCCAGCTGCTCGATGTGCGGCGCGTCGTCGACGACGACCAGGGCGAACTGGTCCCACAGCCGGAACGGCTTGTCCATGGCCACCAGCTGGATGACGCCGCCGCCGGTGCGCAGCACGATGCGATCGCGGTCCATGCGGCTCTGCGCGGAAATCAGCGGCTCGATCATGCCGTAGATGCGGCGCTTGACCGCGTCGACCTCGTTTTCGGAGGGCAGCAGGATGGCGACGGGGAAGCCCCGGATGGCGCCGAACTTGGACGCCAGGGCGATGTCGATGGCCAGGGTCGTCTTGCCCGAGTCAATGCCGCCGGCCACGACGTTGAAGCGCGCCGGCGACGCGGCAATCCGCGCCTGCAGGGGAGTGAGCTTGGGGAGCTTGATGCGGAGTTCAGCCACTGGGTGCCTCTGGTAGATCGAGGCACCCAGTGTTGCGTCACGACTCTGATTATCAGAGGGAAGTGGCCGAACGGACGCTGCAGGGCGGGGCTCGGACCAACTGGGCGAATTTGCGAAATGCCCCTGATTATCACGGACATTTTGCATCTAACCGACGTAACGCCTCCTCTCCCCTATAAACCCCGGCCACCAGTAACGGTGGCCGGGGCATGGGAGCAGGCACAACGTGGCGCTCATACGGCGCGGCAACACCGTTCGCTTCGTTGCAAATCTAGCATGCCATAAGAGGCATTATCCGCTCAAACCACTGTATGAATATACAGTACTTCCATTGTATGAGGCAAGGTTTACTGTGATAATCACGGCAATGTTGACTTGCATCAAATTCAGGCGACGTCGGCATCGTCCAGGTCGATGATCAGCACCGGGAACGCCTTCGCCAGAAGGACCTCGCCGGATTCCTCGATCGCGGTCTGCCGGTCATCCCACGTTTGCAGGCATTCGGCATCCGGGCCGCTGCCGCCGATGGTGATGGGGATGATATGCGGGCCGCGCTGGATCACTGCAATGAAGGCCATCACTCGCCCCCGCTCTCGGGCGCGCAGGCGCCGCACGGGCCGCCGTTGAACATCTGGCTGCCGCCGCAGTGTTCGCACACAGGGTCCTGATCCACGTAACCAGGGGCGCGCGGCATGCCGTCAACCTGCTCCAACAGGTCGGCGGCCAGCTCCGGATGCGTGTCGGCGCACGCGGCCGCATAGGCGTGAATCGCCGGGATCGCGTAGGGATCATGGTTCAGGTCCAGCACGAAGTTGAGACAGCCGTGGTGCTTCCCGCCCGGCAGATCGCTGCCGTCGACGCGGTACACGAGGAACTTGTGGAACAGGCCTTGCTCCTCGGCCGGCCTGTCCAGATCGCGCTCCTGCAACTGGAACGCCTTGTCGTCCACCCGATCCTCATGGATGGCCAACGCGACGTTGTGCGCCTCGACGAAGGCCTTGCGCTCGTCCTCGGCGCCGACCACGCGCGCCGCATTGGCTTGGCCGCGCAGCCACGCCAACAGCCGCGACATACGGCCCTTGCATGCGCCGGCCAAGCCCGCCCACCGGCCGGATTGTTCGACGCACTGCGCCAGCTGCTGCTCCAGCTCGGCCACGCGATCGCCGGCGGCGGCGAGATCCAGGCGCGCATGCACGTGCACGGCCGAGACGAACGCCGACAGCATCTCACGCGCGTCGGTTGCGTTGACGCCGTGCAGGTAGCCGCGCAGGCCGGTGGCGCGTGCAATCTCCAGCAGCTGGACCGGGTCAGGGGCGTGATCGGCGGGCAGCTTGGCCAGGGCTTCCAGCACGTCCTCGACGTTCTCCAGGCTGGTGCGAGTGAGGCCCTTGGCCGACATCGCGGCCATTACTTTGCGGGTGGTTTCATTCATGGTTGCTCCCTCTTATGCCGAGACAGACAGACCGGCGCCGAGCAGCGCCGCGCGAGTGATTTCGTCAACGCGATCGTCTTGGCTGGCGATTTCTACGAAATCGTCACTGCGCATCGTGTTGTAGCTCCAGGCCGACCACGCGCGGGTGCAATCGTAGGCACAACCACCGATCGCATGCGCGACTTGCGCGGTCGCGGCATCGAACTGGTCCTGCGTGATCTGCGTGACGGTGGCCAGCCGGGCCAGCTCGGCACCCATGTCGCCGGCCAACTGGATGGCCTGCGGCCCCGTCGGGGCGACTTCGGCGCGCAGCATGCCCGCCTCTCGGGCACCCTGTGCGATCGCGGTCAGCAGCTGGTCGCGCTGGTGCGCCTGCTCGCGGTTCGCGTTGACCAGCTCCACATAATGGCCCAAGGCCTTGGTGACGGCGCGCAGGGCGATGGTGTGCCCCAGCTCGCCGGGCTTGAGGATATTCAAGCCGTTGACCTCGGCCAGGATCGCGGCCGCCTGTTCTTCAATCGTGGTTTCGCTCATTTTTTGTTCAGCTCCTTTTTTGCGTTGTTGATGGCGGCGTCGATGCGCACCGCGTCGCGTTTGTTGGGAACGCCCGAACGGGCCGACTGGCGCAGCTGGCGGGCCACATGCTCCAGCTCGGTGAGCGCTTCCGTCAGGCGGTGCACGCGGCGCGCCAGCACGGTGGCGTCCAGCTGCTCCAGCTTGGAGATTTCAGCGCGCAGATCCTTGGTGATGCCCTTGTCGAGCGCCGCGTGCGCGGCCATGCCGTGGGAACGTCCTTCCCTGAACCAGTACTTGGCGATCGCGCGCGCCGGCTTGTTGCCCGGCAACGTGCGCGCCCATACCATCTCGAATTCGGCCGCCACTACCTCACGTGAGTTGATGTCGGTAGCGTCCATAGGCGTGACGTTGACCGGCTCCATCACGCGCCCTTGTAGCGCCACACCTCGGCGCGCGCGAACCCGCACGGTACGCGCTCGCCGGTGTCCTCGAACAGGCCCGTGGCCAGGGCTGGCTCGCGCAGCACCTCGTTTTCCTCCCACATCTTGACGTGGACATGGCCCGGTGCCAGCGGCTGGTCGTGCACGTTGATGGTCAGCTTGGCGAACCGGCCGCCGTCGATCACGATGGCCACGCGCCCATTGTCGTAATAGCCCTCGTGCAGATCGCGCACCTGTGCGCCGATGGTGATGGTTCCTACTTTTTTCATATGACTTTCATCCTTAAAAAATACGCATTTGCAGGCCCTGCTCGCTTTCATCCACGAGCTTGTCCGCCTTGAGGACGTAGTCCCGCACGATGTGCTCGTTGTCCATCAGGCCGTGCGTGATCGGCGTTTGCCAGCGGTGGTTGATCTTCTGACGCTCGCCCACGAACTCGACCTTGATGTGTAGCGTGCCTTCCGCCGGCGTGCGCACGCGCTTCGCTTCGGCGTGGTCGACGTCCTGCAGCAGGGTGATCTGGTCGGTGACAGCGCCCATCGGTTCGCGGCGCACGAGCATGTCGCCGGCCTTGAACTGACGGCCCAGCGTGCGCAGGTACACGCCCAGCTGGCCGCGCTGCTCGCCTATCCCGCCGCTCGTCGCGCGCACGCGGGCATACGCTTCCAGGAAGCGGGCCGTGCGCAGGAGCGCCACGTAGACGTCCGCCACCGCACGATACAGCGCGCCGCCGGCGATGAACACCTCGTTGAAGGCCTTGCCCTCGAACTGGGCCACATCGAGGCCCTTGGCGATCAGCTCGCGCTGACGCTCCTCCGTCATGGGCTGCTCGTAGCTCTCGACCAGGGCGTCGGCGTGCACCAGGCCGTGCTTGGCCGAGATGATGTACACGTCGGGCTGATTCTCGGCCGGCATCCACTTGCGCAGCACGTCGAACATGACACCCTGATACAGGTCGATCGCGCGGTGCGTGCCCGCCAGCTTGCGCCCGGAACAGGCAATCAGCAGCAGCGGGCGCGTCACGTCGACACCTTTTTAAGCATGCGCAGGCGCACGACAGCGCCGGCCACCACCGCGATGAGCAACACGGCTTTGCGATCGCCATCGACGGGCACGGGCTCGCGGTAGCAGACCCAGCCGTCAGAATCGACCACCTCGAACACTGGCCCGGTGGGCGTCTGCACCTCGCGCGGCCACACGCCCACCTCAAGCATGAGGTTCAGGTTGTCGGCCACGTCGCGCGCCGGGCGCGGCAGCCACCGCTTATTGCCGTCCGGCTCGCGCACCCACACAGTGCCGCTCGATCCGACGAACGCCACCTCATGGCCCTGCGCCTCGGCCAGCTGCTTTTCCAGCTCGACGGCGCGCTGGTGCATGGTGCTCATGACTGCCCATCCTCCTTGGGGACGTAGAAGAAGGTCAGCATGGCATCGAACCAGGGCTCGCCGTCGTACTGCGTGTCCGTCGACGAGAACCCGGCGCCAATGCGCGGCTGGTAGAAGAATCGGCCGTTGAAGGTGTTGTACAGGACCGGCACGAGCGTGCCCTGCGGGCCTGGCAGCTCGACGGTCACGAAGTCGCTACCGAGGTGGAAGCGCGAGGCATCGACGCGCACGCCCTGCTCTTTGGCATGGGCGATCACCTCGTCGATCGTGCGGTGTCGCGAGAACTGCGGGTCTGGTTTCTTGGCCATGGTGAACCTTTCTGATAGTTGTTATCGGGTGTTGCCGCTGCGGTCGTGCACACCCGGCACGACGCGAACCGGGTTCAGCACCGGCTCGCATTCGGTGATCAGCTTGCCGAGGGCTTCCCGCTCCCGGTCATCGAGCTGGTCGCCGCCGCCGGCAACGGTGCGCAGGCGGCGGGCCCAGTGCAGCAGGCGTCGTTGCTGTATTGCGGTCAGGCTCACGATTAGGCGGCCTGTTTCAGCTTGGAATCCAGCAGCGTGCGGGCGATCGCCTTGCCGGCCAGCTTGAAGCTGACGCGGGCGGCGCCCTTGCGAACGATGCCCATCACGCGGACAGTGCCGGCCGAGGTTTGCAGGCTGCGCTCGACGTCCCAGTCGTTGCTGCCGGCGTGCTCGCCGCACAGCTTGCGCACGTCGGCCACCAGCTGGTCCAACTTGACGAGCTCGTCGTTCGCCGGCTTCTCGTGCTGGCGGGTGCTGATCGCCGGGCCGAACTGGCCGGCGGACGCGAACCGCGCCACGGCCGAGGTGCTGGCCGAGGTGCGGGCCGTGCTGGCCATCTCCAGTGAGCGCTGCACGGGCGCCGGGCGGGCGTTGTGGTAACGCGAGTAGGGACGCTGCGGCTGCAGGCGCGCCATGATGCCCCACACGCTGTTGTACGCCGTATGCAAGCCGTGGTCTCGAGTCGAGCCCTTGAAGTTGCGGTAGGTGATGCTGGAGAGGTGAGTGGCGATGGTCGCACCCACGAGCTTGCGCGGGATCAGCGCGCGGAACTGGTAGTCGCGGCCGTCCAGGGTTTCGGCCGTGTGGCCGGGGAAGATGCGCTCGATGTCGCCAGGGCGGCGAGCGCGCACCAGCAGGTTATCGACGTCGCGCAGGTCTTCCGGGCTGACGATCGACAGGAATGCGTTGTTGAGGCAGATCCACATGGGTGACTCCTTCCGTTGAAGTGTTGTTCGACGGAAGGAATCATAACCGACACTAACGCTAAGCGCTAGTCTTTTTTCATATTAAGTTCATCGCCAAGCGATAGGATTTTCCGATCAACTTCCGTGTTCAGAACGGACGGCAATTGGTCCCTCGGAACGAGCTTGACGGCCTGCGCTTCCCAGCCCATGTGCGCCGGCGAGCCGCCCACGCGCCGGGCGCGGTAGTAGCGCGCCACGGTGGTGGTGCGCTCGATGTCGCCCCAGTAGCCGGTGATTTCCACCTGCAGCCCGGTTTCCTCGAACGTCTCCTTGATGGCCACGGCTTGGAACGACAGGCCCGGCTCGTGGCGCCCCTTCGGGAACGTGGCCTCGTAGCCGCCGAACTGGTTGGTTGGGCACATGACCCACACGCGGCCGTCGGGCTCCTCGATGATGACGCCGGCGGCGCGCTCCTTGGGTTTGCCGCTCGCGGCCTTGGCCACCTTCATCAGCGGCTCGTCCAGGTCCTGCATCTGGCCGGGGACGTTGGCCCAGCCCTCGGGCGAGGTCGGCGCATCCTCCCACGGCGCGAACGCGACGCCGCCCAGCTCGGCCGGCACATCGCAATCGGGCACGAACGTGGCCACGGCCTTGGGGTCCGCCCAGGTGTCCGGAGGGCTCTGTTCGCTCGGCTCGTTGATGGTTATGGTCTCGCCCTTATCGCCCTCCTGCGGGTGCGTGATCGCATTCGGGTATTTGGGCGCCGCCGGCGCCGCATCGAACAGGTCGTCGGCCCACTTCTTGGCGGCCGGCTTGCCGCCGTACTGCGGACCGACCACGCCCTTGGGCTTCATGAACAGGGCCAGCTGCTTGCCCTTGGCGTGCACCTTCGTCTCGTGCGCGGGCACGAATGTGCCGTCGCCCTTGGTGTAGGCGGCCACGTGGGCCTTGGCCAGCGGCATGTTCATCTTGACGCTTTGCGCCATGCCGATCAGTTTGCCATCGAAGAACACGACCACCTTGCCGCTATTGATCATGCCTCCCATCATGCCCCCTTGCGTTTCGCCGAGCCGGTCAGCATGCGGATCAGCTGCTGCACGCGCTGGCCCATCTTCATGTTGGCCATGTCGTCGTCGCCATCCTTGAGCGCGTCGACGACGGCCCACACGAGCCACGCATACAGGACCTGATACGGATCGTCGCCGTGCTTGGCGCGCTGGCCCTGCCAGTAGTGCCCCAGGTCCGCCTTGATGGTTTCCTGCAGGCCGCCCACGCGCGTGTTCCAGCCCTCGATCGGCAGGTACGCCGGGTTCTCGCCAGCGAAGTCGCGGGCGAACGCCGCCGCGCGCTCATGCGCACGGGCGGTCATCTCCTGCGCCTCCATCGTTCCAGCGCTGCGCGCCTTGACCCATTCCAGGATCTCGGTCAGGTAGGGCTGGACGATGCCGGCCACCACGTTCGGGTTGCCCAGGTAGTTGGGGGCCATCTGCTGCTCGAACGACGGCGGCAGATCGGTGAAACGATCGGTGCGATTTTGGTCCATATCACACGGTCCTTGCGAAAGATTTAACGAATATTACCACCCGCTTACGCAGAGCGGCAGTTGCTGCTGGGAAAATGACGAGCGATTTCCCCAGCTTGCCCAGGCCTCCCACCTCGGCCACATAGCCCTCGTGCGGCGGCAGCGCGAGCAGGTCCAGGGTGATACCGTCCGGGCTGGAGGCGTTGCCCTTCTTGACGCCCAGGACGACGAAGCGCTGGCCCATCAGGGTGGTCACCTCCATCTCGCCCCCGCCGTTCTTGTGCACGTAGTTGCCCTCGGCGTCTTGGCCCGAGCCGGCGAAGCGGCCCGACCCGAGCGACGCCATGGCCTTGGCGCCCTTGGCGAACTTGATGTTCAGGTAGGCGCCCGAGCCGAATTTCGCGTTGTCGCCCCAGTCCTTGAAGATCGACGTGCACATGGAGTCAGCATTCTGGAACACCAGGCCGGCGCCCTCCTTGAGCAGTTGCTGCTTCATCGTGTCCGGCAGGTTCATCCAGCGGCCGACGGTTTCGCCCTCCTCGAACTCATAGGCCTCGTTGTAGATCGTGCTGGCCAGCTGTTGCGCGCCGCCGCTGTACGAATGGCCCTTCGAGCTGATGCTGATGGTCTTGTCGCCCTTGTTCCAGAAGCGGTTCGCTGCGCCCGAGTCCTGAATCGAGTTGACCAGGGCCTTGGTGGCCGTGGACACGCCCTGATACCACTTCTTGGCCTTGGTCACGAAATCGGTTTTGAGATAGCTGGTCTTCGGCGGGACCAGGTCCTTGACCACATCGGCGCCCACGTGGCCGAGCTTCATCCAGAAACCGATGACCTTGTCCGAGGAGATGGTGTTGATGTTCTCGCCCGGCTTGATGTAGCCGGCCGCCTCCGACACTTCCTCGATCGAGCCGCCGCCGATCGGGGGCAGGTCCAGGCCTTCAACGGGCGGGTGCGCGATCGCGGACAGCAGGTCGCACAGCGCGGCGTGGTGGTTCTTGATGTCCTTGGACGGGTGCTGTCCGATCGGCTTTTTGCCCAGGTAGGCGCCGGTTTCCTTATCGTAGGCGTCGTAGTGGTAGTCCTGCAGCGCCTTGAGATTGCCCTGCTTGGCGAACTCGATCAGGGCCGCGTCGTCGACCGTGTTCTGGTCGTTGATGTGCTTCTTGGACGACAGCGGGCCGCCCTTGCCGGGGTAGTTGTTGAAGTCGATGGGCGGCGGCAGGTCGGACGTGTTCACGGCCAGCTTGGTGATGTCTGGCGCCGGCGCGTTCCACGGGTCGGCGATGCCCAGCTTTTTCAGGATGAACTCGCGGCGCGCCACCAGCTTGGACGCCAGGGCCTCCTGCTCGGCGCGCGTGCCCGGACCGAACGTACGGCACAGCTTATCGATCTGGTTCGGGTGCATCTTGGCCAGCACGGCGCCGCCGGTCTCGAGATCCGCCGGCGTGATCTTGCCGAACACGGCGGCCGAATTCGCGTTCTTGGCCGGGTCCAGCAGCGTGTCCAGCTCGGTGACGGTTTCACCGAAGGCGTCGCCCTTCTTGCTGCCCTGCGCGCGGTAGATCAGCGAGCCGCCGACGTCGACGCGCACGGCCTTGCCGTCCTTGAGCAGCATGTTGTCGTTGGACAGGCCGACGACGTCCCAGTTGGCCAGCCACGCATCGAACACGAACCCTTTGTGCGCGCCCTCGGCGCCGGCCAGCGCGGCCGCGTCACCCTTCGTCAGGCCATCCACCCACTTCGAGGCGATGCCCAGTTGGCCCGCGCGCTTGACCAGGCGCAGCTCGGGCACGTCGACACCCAGCATCTGGTAGAACTTCGCGGCCAGCAGCTCGTTTTTCACCGTGTCCGGATCGCTCGGGAATTTGCAGTACCACTCCTGACCCTTCGCGTCCTTGAAGCGGCCGCCGGGGTTGGAACCCTTCTGCGGCCCGGTCTGCTCCCACGTGTCCGCCACCATGGCGCTGACCTTCCCCACCTTCACGGTGGTGGGCACCGACATCGTCGGCGCGGCGCTGGCCGTCGACGCGGCAGCTGCTGGGGCTGGAGCGGCCGCCGGTGGCTCGCTGGCGCCCTTCGTGCCATCCATCGCAGCCACGAGATACTTGGCATATTTGGCCATGGCTTGCGCATTGGCGCCATAAGTCGAGCCGTCCGGGTTGATGGCCTTCCAGCCCACCGCCTTCACGTGCCCAGCTGGAGTCATCTTGACCAGCTTGGCCAAGCCCTCCGCGCCGCCGCTTTCCGCCGCCGCCTTGAGGGCCTTCATCGTCTTGGTCATCTTGATGGAGTTTTTGCCCGACAGCTTCGGCATGGGCACGCTCGCGGCTTTCTCCTTGAGCACCTTGGGATCGGTACCCATCTTGTGCCACCGGCCGTTCTCGAACACCAGCATGCCGTCGGCGCCCTGCTTCGTGTCGCCGTCCTTCGGGCCCTGCTCGGCGGCTGCCGGCGCGGTGGCGCCGCTCTGCTCGGCCTCCAGCTTCGCATACGCCTGCACCGCCCAGGCCAGCACCGGCTCGAAACCCTGCACCTCGTCGATGCCATCGATCAGCTTGCCCAGCTTCTTGGTCGACTTCTCGGCGTAGGCGGACTGGACCGCCTGCAGCGCCATCTGTGCGCCGCTGCTCAGCTGGGAGACATCGGGCAGCGGAATGTCCGCCGGCGCGGCGGGCTTGGCTTGCAGGTAGGCCAGCGCCTGCTCGCCATACGCCAGGATCAAGCCGGCGTTCGTGAACGGCGGGATCGGCTTGTCCCCGAATGGCGCCTTGAGTTCGGCAAGGGCGCTCTCGATCGTCGCGGGGATGCCCTGCTCCAGGCCCACCTCGATCGCATGCGCGTACGCATGGAGGCCGGTTATCTCGGGCTTTTCTGGCTTCGCCGGCGGCGCGGCGGGCGCGGTACCGGCCAGCGCGTGCTCGTGCAGCTGGACGAGTTTGTTTTCGGCCTTGATCGCGCTCATGTCGTCGTCCATGGGCAAGTCCATGTGCATCGCCAAGTCCGCCATCGCCTCGGCCTTCTCGTCAAGCCAATGATCCTCATTCGACAGCTTGAGCGCGTTCATGGCCTCGGCCTGCGCCTTCGTCGGTACCATGCCCGATCCGATCGCGGCTTTCCATCCGCCGACCAGGGCGTCCTGCTTGTCGGCATCCGACAGGCCCGGCTCAGCCGCCGGCTCGGCGCCTTCCAGGTGGGCGATAGCGGCCGTGATGTACTGGTGGATCGGCGCGAAGCTCAGCATGCCCTCGGTGGAGGCCTGCATGAGTTCCAGCTTGGCCAAGTTCCCGGTGGCGAAGTAGTGCTCGACGTCCTTGAGTACTTCGATCTTCGATGGGCTCATACCCTCCGTCGACGGCGGCACCGGAACGCTGGCGGCCGGCGCAGCTGCTGGCGCGGGCGCGGTGGCCGGTTCCTTGACCTTGATGCTCACCACCTTGAGTTTCGGGTGCTCGCCGGCCTTCTGCCCCGGCGCCACCTGATGGCGCGAGCCCAGGAATTCCAAGGCCTCGTTGGCCAGCTTGGCGGCCTTCTTGCCGTAGGTGTTCGTGCCGTAGCTCATGGCCAGCAGCGCGTCCTTGTCGCCTGCCTGCAGCGCCGCGATGATGGCGTCCACCTTCGGGTTGAACGCCTTGGCGTTCGTGTTCGACAGCGGCACCTTGGCATCGTGGAAGGCGTCGACCAGCTGCTGCACGGCCTTGCCGTCGTCCGGCTCGGCGGTGGCGGCGGCCACCTTCGCATCGTGCGCCGGATCAGCGGCCGGCGCCGGCTCGTAGGTGGCCGCGTATTCGTCGTAGCCCAACGTGGTCAGCACCGATGCCAGCTCGGCCTCATGACCAGGATGCGCGGCGATCCATTCCTGCGCGGCCTCCTTGACCGTCTTCGGGCCGTTGGCGGCGTCTATCACGAACGCCATGGCGGGCGTATCTGCCGCCGACAGGACCCAATGCCCGTCTTTCAGCACCAGCGTGCCACCCTTGCCTTCCTTGGTGTCGCCTTCCTTCGGACCCGCGTCGACTGGCGCAACAGCGACCGGCGTCACGCCCTTCGCCTGCGCCAGCGCGGCCGCGTGCAGGTCCACCAGCAGCTTGCTGTTCACCGTCTTGCCCTTCCACGACGCCTTTTCCGGGTTCGGCATGGCCTCCAGGCCTGCGACGTCGCCGGCGGCCGCCAGGGCGATGATCTTGGCGCTCACGCCCTCGTAGTACTTCTTGACGCCGGTGGTCGTCTTGCCCTCGACGAATTCGGGGACCGTCAGGCCGGTGGTCTGCTGCGCTGCCGCTGCGGCCTCCATCTTCGGGGCCTTGATGGCGGCCGGGTCGATGTAGTCGCTCATCTGCTTCGGGTAGAAGCCATTCGCCTGCAGGTGGCCCTGCTCCTTGCTGGCCAAGTGGGCATTGATCTGGCCCTTGGCGTTCGTGGCGCCGGTGTTCAACACCCAATACTCGGTGCCGTGCGCATCGGTGAACGTAGGCGTTCCGGCCTTCTCGTGCTTGGTGTTGTAGGCGGCCTTGGCCTCGTCCAGCTTGTCGATGGCAGCGGCCTGCTGCGCAGACAGCGTAGGCGCGGCGCTGGCGGGCTTTTCTGGCTCGGCCTTGGGCTCGACCTTCGACGCCGGCGCGGAGGCCTTGGCGGGCTCCTGCTGGGCCGGAATATTTTTCGGAATATTTTGCGGTTCGTTTTGTAGCTCGGCCGGCTTCTCATTCGCCGGCGGCTGCTTCGCCACCCAGGCGGCGTATTCCGCGTCCATCGCGGCGCCCTTGCCTGCCGCGTGCACGGCCTCGGTGATGGCCTGCTGTTTGTCCGCCGGCGCGGCGTGGAAGTGCTTCCATTCGCCCGCCGTCGGCGCCTGCCCGGCGAGCAGCTTTTTCTTGAGCGTGGCCAAGCGCGCGGCCGCCGATTCCGCGTCCTGAATCTGCGTCGCGTGATGCATGACCAGGGCGGCCTGATCCTCGGCGCTCATGCCCGCGAAGCCGGGTTCTTCCTTGAGCGCCGTATGGGCTTTCTTCTGGCTGTACGTGCCGGCGCCGCCGGCAACCTTGTGATGGTCGTGGTCATCGGAGACGTGCACCATGGCGAAGTGGCCGCCGACCACCTGCCCGTTTTTCTTGGTGAACTGCGGAATCCAGACCTGCTTTTTGACGGTGGCTTTCAGGAAGAAAACCGGGGCACCGTAGGTGTGTGCGTGTTGGGTATCGAGCATGTGCAAACCTCATGGGAGATTGCTCTACCGTACCGTCACGACAGGCGAAAAAAAGGCCGGCTTTGCGGGCCGGCCAAAATCCAAAACTAGGGATGTCCTGAAAGAGACAGTGCTATGTTTTGGTCACGACTCCATGCGGTCAAGCCGCGTTCGCCAGCGCCGGCGGCCGTACCGCGTAGATGCTGCCGGTGGCCGGCTCCACGCACGTCAGGCCGTGCTGCGCGCTCGCGTTCGGGCGGCTGGCCAGGAAGGCACCCGTGTCGATGAACACGTGGCTGCCGATGCGGCCGACTTCCTGCACGATCGAGTGGCCCACGAACGTGGGCGACAGGCCCTCGTGCTTCGCCTCGTCGACCTTGCCGTCGATGAGGTCGCGGCCCCAGGTGACGCACAGCGGCACAGGATGCGCGGTGGTGATGTTCTCCAGCGCGTCGTCCAGGGCCTCGTCAGGGCCGTGGAATTCGGCGTGGATCACGTTGAACGTGCGCACGAACTCGGTCCATTCGCCTTTCTGCACGGTCTTGCCCACGACGATGGCCAGCGGCAGTTCGGCCACCTCGGCCGCGATGTCCAGCAACTCCTCGCGCGTGATCGTGGTGGCCCAGGCGCCGCCCTGCTGAATCCACGCCTGCCAGTTGAAATTCGGCTGGCACGCGGCATCGAGAATGTACTGCTCGTGATTGCCGGCCACCGCCTTGAACCACGGCTCACGGATCAGCGCGAGGCACTTGAGCGAGTCAGGTCCGCGGTCGCCCAGGTCTCCCACGGAGAACATGCGATCGCGCTCCTTATCGAAGCTGATCTTGTCCAGCAGCTGCATGAACAGGCCATAGCAGCCGTGCAGGTCGCCCACGACGAAATCGCGGCCCTCGGTATTTTCTTCGTATCGTTTCAACAGGTTCAACGGTTCAGCTCCGATAGGTGCCGCCGGCGGCGTCTCGGCCTCCTGCTTGGCCGCGAACGCGCGCGGGTCGGACAGGGCAGCGGCGCAGGCCACGGCGATCAGGGATGGTTTCAGGATGCGGTTCATTCGGGACACTTCTCGCAAAAGGGGGCGGTAACGGGGTTCTTGTGGTTGCAGGTAGCGCAGGTCCAGCCGGGCCGCGCCAGCAGCTGGGCGGCCGGGTGAGCCTTGGCCAGCTGCTCGCGCTCGGGCGCCGGCGCGGCGGCCGGCTCGATGGCATTGATGTCGAGCATCAGGCCGCTTTCGGCTTGCGGCCAATCTCGGCCGCCGGCGGGAATGGCCAGGGCGCGGGCGGCAGCACGGTGCGCAGCGGCTGCTCGGGCTCGATCGGGACGGCCGGCGTGACCGGGAGCGCGAGCGGCAACCCCTCGGCCACCAGCTGCTCGTCGATGTTGGCCAGCTGGGCCTGCAGCGCATGCTTGGCCGGCGCGTCGCCGTAGACCGCGACGGCATCGCCCAGGCCAACGGACTGGCGCAGCACAATCGTGTCGGTGGTCGCCTGCGTGCCGACGGGCATGCGCTCGACAATGCCGCCTGCAGCTGGCTCATCCGGCAGATCGATGAGCGGGCCACCGGCGTCTCGCGCCTCCATCTCGATGCCCTCGATGCGACAGGCCTGCGTGATGTTGACCAGGGCGCCGTCGTCGGGCACGCACAGCAGTTCAATTTTCACGATGCCCTCGATCAGCTTGCCGGTTTCGGCGTCGACGACGCGGATGCCGCGCGCATCCGGACCGCCGGTGATGAGGATGCGGCGCAGCGTGGTCATGCGCCCTCGACCCACAGCGAACCATCCGCATCGACGTGCAGCGTTTCGCCGCGATGGAAGTCCAGTGTCTTGCCTTCCCTCGTGGTGATCAGGTAGCGGTCGTTGTTCTCGTGGCTGACCGGGCGGCCGTGGAACGCGAACGACCAGGGCATGCCGTCGACCACGTTGCCGCCGTTTGCAATGCCGTAGGCCACGAACTGATCGAACGTGTAGGTGGTTTCCGGGGATGGTGGCGTCTCGGGCGCGGCGGTCTTCGGCTCGGAACCCGGCACGTCGCCCAGGTACTCGAACGAGGTGGCGAACGAAGATGCCGGGATGAACACGGCTTGGCCCTTCTCGTGCTGGCCCAGCAGGCCCAGGTAGCCGCCGGCCTGCACACCCTGCGACGACGCCCAGGCGGCCGGCACGGTGAACTGTTCGCCGGTGTCGACGATCAGCAGCAGCTGGTCGGCGGGCGCCGTGGAATCCGGCACGGCCGGCGGCATGGCGATGGAAAGGATCTGTGCGGCGAGGAGGCGCTGGGTCGAGCGGTAAATACGGTGCATGGGGTGTTACTCCTGTTGGTGGTGAAGATCAGGAGCAACTTTGGCGTCACGACTTTTGTTCCGGCCGTTTTTGCGTACGCGGACCCGGAAATTTCCGTGAAATTCCGGGCATTTTCGGACGTATGAATGGGGTACACCCTAGCTGAACAATACCGGCGAGCGCGGTTTGTTGTACGAATAGGGTTGTTTTTGAAATTTCTTGACAGATGTGCAGCCAACTCTTAGAGTCTAACAACACACTTTTTTGAGGGGATTACCCGTGACGAACAACACCAATTCTACACTCTACGACGTTGCCCAGGTGGGCGAAGATGTCGACCGCATCTGCATCGTGAGCAATGTAACGGGTCGTATCATCGAAAATTCGCCGTTCTTCGATCGCGATGAAATTGATGACGCTCGTGCATTCTGCCGCCTCTTGGAAGCCGCCTACAAATACGGCCGCGACGGGAACTATATGGTGGACGAGCACAAGATTGGTCGCCTGATCAATGCGGCGATCGTTTCGGGCGCCGCGCGTAAAGGACGTCGGGCATGAACTACCGCGTCCAACCCACCACCTTGCACCACGGGCCCGGCTTCTTCATCGTGGACGGCGCTACTGATCAACAGGTCCCCGGCACCGGCTTTTACACCTTGGCCGGCGAGCGCGATGCGAGGAATCTGTGCGGGCAGCTGAACGCTGCCTATGCAGCTGGCGCGGCAACCGCACCCAAACTGACTGACTCTGCATTGACCGACCTGCGCGCGTTCCTGCGCCTGCGCATCACCACCACACAGATGTACGGGAAAGACTTCAACCGCTTGGAGCTTGCCCATAACGATGTGTGGGTGCTGCAGGAACTGGTCGAGCGCGTTGCCGCCCGCGAGCAGCAGCTGGTGGCCGCCGCCCGCGAGGTGATCCGCACCGAACTGTTCTTTCAGGACCACCCGCAGAAGTTCGCCGCACAGAAAGCGCTGCGTGCCGCCCTCGCCCCGTTCGGCGGTACCGGGAGCGATGCATGAAGGCTCTGGATACAATGCGCGCCGCGTTCGAGGCGCACTATTTCGCCGGCGGCAACGAGGAAATCGAGCGCAAGGGCGACGGCTACGCCCTCGTCGGTGCACAGATCGCATGGGATGCATGGCAACAGGCCTATAACGCTGGTGTCAACGCCATGGCTGAATGCGACCAGATCGTGTTCGAGAACGCGGCCACGCGCATGCAGCTGCTGGACGATGCATTGACCGCCTACGTTCTATTCGCCGCGACGCGCCGCACGGAGCTGGGCAGCTTGTCGCCGGAAATGGAAGTGGTCGACGCGCAAGCCGTAGCCGCGCTGGCCGGCACTGAGCCCCAGGCGCCGGGCATCGTCGCGTGGTTCCGACAGGAGCAACATGGGCAACGGTTGGCGCGCTGGGTCGAGTGCACACCATTCCAGCCCGGCGCGGTGCGGTTCGCCGCTAAAGCTTTCCCGAGCCTCCGTTCTCTGGCCAAGCCGACCGGGAGCACTCAATGAGCGCCGGCGCCAAGCGCCCGACGAAGGCGGACCAGTTCGTCGCGGACATGAAGCGCTGCCGTGGCATCGACTTCGCGCGCATCGGCATGCAGATCGAGGTCGACGGCGACATGGGCACCATCGTCGGGATGAACAGCAGCGCCAACCTTGACGTGCGTTTCGTGAACGAGCTCAAGTACGGCAAGCACACGCACAACTGTCACCCGACGTGGGAAACCTGCTACTTCGACGCCGAGGGCAAGGTGATCGCGGACTATCGCACCCGGAGGGCAGCGTGAGCGCCGTCATCAGCCCATGCGGCACGTACCGATACATGCTGTCGCGCGCTGGGGATCTGACTGCGACACGCGGCCCCGCCCTGTTCATCATGCTGAACCCGAGCACAGCCGATGCATCGCTGGACGATCCGACGATCCGCCGGTGCCGAGGCTTCGCGGAAACGTGGGGCTGCAACGGAATTCAGGTCGTGAACCTGTACGCCATGCGCTCCACCGATCCGGATGCTTTGTGGAGCCATCCTGACCCGGTCGGTCCGGACAACGACCAGTGGCTGGTCCGCGCGGCAAACGATGCCGAGGAAATCGTGTGCGCATGGGGCGCCGATGCCAAGCAATCCCGTGTGCTGGAGGTGATGCGCATGCTGACTTTTGGCGGCGCCCGCCTCAAGTGCCTCGGGACCAACAAGAACGGCTCGCCGCGCCATCCGCTTTACGTGCGTGGCGACCAGCCGCTGATCGATTGGAGCGCGACGTGAACGAATGGAAGCTCAAGCGCACCGTGCAATGCAAAAAATGCCCGTGGCGCGCGGATTGCAACCCGCACGAGATCCCAGGCGGCTACTGCGAGACGAAACACCAGAACCTCGCCGGCACGATCGCAAAGGGCGAGGTGCTGGAGCAGCTGGCCGTCGACGCCGCGTCCGACGTGCGCCACGTGATGACGTGCCATGAGACGGCCGATGCACACTGCGTGGGCTGGCTGGCCAACCAGCTCGGCCCAGGCAACAACATCATCATGCGCCTGCGGATGCGCAGCTGCACCAACGCCCACAAGCTGCGCCTCGTCGGGGAGCAGCACGAACGATTCGAGGACACACTGCCATGACCACATTGCCGATCCAGACCACCGACGCGGCCCGCGACTTCCTCATCATGTGGATGCGTCGCTACTTCCCGACCGATCGCACGTTCGGCCCCTACATCACGGAACACCTCGCCGGCGACTTCGCTTTTCAGCTGGCCAACGCGCTGGCGGTGCCAGTCAGCGGAAGCGCCGGCGATGCACTGGAAGCCGCCGCCCAGCTGGTGATCCAGCGCACCTCCGTTCCGCGTGACCTTCTCGGGCCCGCGACCGCGCAGATGAAGGCGAAGGCCGCCGCCGGTGAGCAGCTGGCCGCCGCCATCCGCTCCTTGCGGCCCGCTGCCAGCGGGAGCGACGGAACAGCCGCTGCTGGGGCGGCAGATCAGGCGCCCATCGAGATTACTCCAGGCATGATCCAGGCGGGCATCGAGGCGCTGGCATTGGTGGCGCAAACAGCTCCGAATGCCGATCTTGCCGTGACCACGATTTACCGTGCGATGCACGCGGCCAGGGCCTCCAGACTTACCGACATTGCCATCCGAGTAAAGGAACACCCATGAGCATTCAAGACATCATGCAACACGCAAACGCGCAGCGCACCGAGGCCAAGGCCCTGCTGGGCCAGATCACCGTCGACCAGGCCGTGGCTGATCGCATCGTTGATTGCATCATCGGCGCGACCGTGCTGGAAGTCACGGCAATGATGCGCGACGCCATGCGGGATGCCGCCAAATGATGGGGCAACGCATCGGCTACGTGCGCGTGAGCACGACCGACCAGAACACCGACCGCCAGC